ATAGTCCTTGGGCTAGTGCAAATCAAGGTGTTGATGTAAAAGTAGATAACAATGCAAGTGCAAACTTCCCAAGCGCACCCTCAGCGGCTGTCGCAGCCGCTAATGCCGCAGTGCCCGCAACACCCGATTCACCGGTTGCTCCTAGTGTAGCATCAACTGTTCCGGTCACTGGGGCAATCAGTAAAGCACTAGATACTAATACTACAACCGGTATGATTGCGGCAGCCGCAACAGATGCACAGACCGGAAAAGCCGCTGCCGCAGTTAAATTAGGCGCCGGGATAGTAGACGGTGTAGCAGTAGTTGGTAAGACAGCACTAACACCTCAAGCACTTCAAAACGCAGGAATACTTAAACAAGGGGCAGCCGCATTAGTCGACTCACTAACCAGTTCAGGAAAAACAGTTGAACAAGCTTTGACTAATAACTTGTTTACTGGTAAACCCGGAGCAGAAACATTAACTAACTTAGTTAATAATTCTAAAGCGCAAGCCGGAGCACAGATTGCTAACTTCCAAATTGCACAAACACAATTAACACAAGCAGGTGTTATAACAGGCAAAGAAGCATCTGGTCAAATTGCCGGACTAGTTAATGCTACTGCTAGTGTTGGTTTAGCTAGCACTGTTAATTATTTAAAAACAGCATCAGGTGCATTAGGTGCTGGTGGGGTTTCTGGAATAGTGGGTAAAGCAGGTGGGGCAATTAATACTATGTTGGGCAGTGTGACCGGTGCAATATCTTCTGGTAATTTTGCAGCCAACTTAAGTTCAGTAGTAACTGGTGGTTTAGGTTCCATTGCAACATCACTAAGTGGGTTAACAAAACTAGGTGGTGGACTAAGTGGATTATTAGATAGCGCAAAAGGCGTAGCTGGTTCAGCATTTGATGCAATTACAAAAGGATTTCCTGCGCTTAAAGCAGGTGTGCCGCAAAACTTAAAACAAATTGCTGATAAGGCTACCGCAGATGTACAAGCGTCTGGTACAGAAGCAAGTGATGTTGCGGGAGTATTGAAATCTGCGGCTGCAAACTCAGGAATAAATGCCGCAAGTATTGCTTCAGGTGCAGCCTCATCGGCTATTAACGGATTAGCTAGTGTTACAAGTGCTGTTACTACTGGGCTAGGGGCATCTACTAATTTGGTAACAAGTGCAGAAAATGCAGTAAGTGCAATTAAAGCCACACTGCCTGCAAGTGCATCAACTGGATTAAGTGGATTACCCGGAGCACAAAGTGCAGTATCAAATATAATAGATAATGCTAAAGGTGCAATAAATTCTATACCCGGAGCAAGCAATATTACCGGAGCTATAACACAGGTTACTTCTTCTATTAGCACAGGTAGTTTAACTGGTGCCGCAAGCACTTTAATCAATAAACTAAAATTACCCGGCGCATCATTGCAAGCATTAGCAAGTGTTGGACTAAGTCCTGCATTGGCAGCAAAACTTAATTCTTCAATAGCGTCATTGAGTTCAGGTGGTGCAGTTCCAATAACATTACCTGATGTAGGTGTCAATACTAACCTCACACGATCTGCCTTATCAACTCAGTTAGCTAGTGTATTTGGTAGTAACAAAATCTCATTACCTAATTATGGTGGTAATCCTGCAACAACAGGGGAAACAGCGGCAACCGAGACACTTGAAACTTTCAATACCAAACTAAAAGCCCAGCAGACAAGATTCAATACACAACTTCAAGTTGCAACCATAGCAAAGACAGCATGGGTAGATGCAGTTAATAATTTGCCGCCAGGAGATCCAATAATTGCAGAATCTAAAAAGAAATATGAGGATGAATATCTCAAAGCTTTGAAGATATCCGAAGAACTTCTTGCATAAATATTGTATAGGATAAAATATGCCAACATATATAGGATTCTCAACAATTGGGGCTAATGAGCCAAAAACAACCAACGCTAGTCCAGGTATTGACGGGGGTACAGGTGGGGTAATAAAGCCTACTATTCCAGGAAAAAAGTATCGGATTGTTGATGAAGCATTAGTAGTCAGAGATTTTGTTAATGCATTGAACATTCAACAAGGACAAAAAGTTGGTAATCCGGGGTATGGTTCTACTATTTGGAGCTTTGTTTTTGAACCCAATGATGCACAAACTCAATTTAGACTTGAAGATGAAATTCGTAGGATTGCTAATGGTGATCCTAGATTAATCATCAATACCGTAAAGAGTTACCCTCAAGAAAATGGAATATTACTTGAAGTAGAATTAGCTATCGCCCCTTTTAATAACGCTGAAATATTGAATGTTTTCTTTAATAGTTTAACCAACACAGCTACATTACAATAACAAAACCGTGGTTTTCCATTAAGATAAATACTTAAAAGAGAATAACTATGGCAACATCATCCCGACAATCAGCAATATTTGGTGTTCAGAATTGGCAACAAATCTATCAAACTTTTCGTGAAGCCGATTTTAAAAGCTACGATTATGAAACCCTACGTAAAAGTTTCATAGATTATTTGCGAGTATATTACCCTGAAACGTTCAATGATTATATTGAATCTAGTGAATTTATTGCATTATTAGACGTTATTGCTTTTATGGGTCAAGGTCTTGCATTCCGTAATGACTTAAACACACGTGAAAACTTTATCGATACGGCTGAACGTAGAGATTCAGTTATCAAATTAGCTAACTTGGTTAGTTACAATCCAAAAAGAAACATAGCAGGTCAAGGATATCTTAAAGTTACTAGTATTAGTACGACTGAAAATATCACAGACATTAATGGTATCAATTTGAGTAATCAAACAATTCTTTGGAATGATCCCGCAAATGCTAATTTTTTAGAACAGTTTAATACAATTATCAATAGCACATTAATTAATAGTCAACGTGTTGGTCGTCCTGGTAATAGCCAAGATTTGCTCGGTGTAAAGACTGATGAATACAGTATCAATATTCCTCCTGCCAGTTTACCTATCGTACCGTTTACTAGTACAGTAGATACAATTAATATGAATTTTGAATTAGTTAGTGCAACCAGCTTGGATGAAGATTATGTTTATGAGATTCCACCAGCACCTAGTGGTAAAATGAATATGATGTATCGTAACGATAGATTAGGTTACGGTAGCCCAAATACAGGTTTCTTCTTTTACTTTAAACAAGGAACATTACAAAGTTATGATTTTAATTTAGAACAACAAATTAGTAATCAAGTAGTTGATATTGATATTCAAGGTGTCAACAATACAGACACTTGGTTATATCAATTAAATGCTAGCAATGGTGGCAGAACACTTTGGAGATTAGTGGACAGTGTATATGCAAATGCATCACTACAAACTGAAACTAGTTTTAAGAAAGTATTCTCAGTTGTATCACGATTCAACGACCAAGTTAGTTACACTTTCGGTGATGGAGTATTTTCCGAAGCACCAGTTGGCGCATTTAGAGCATATGTACGTGCAGGTAATGCACTGACATATACTATTGACCAAACTGAAATGCAAGGGATTCAGGTAACAATACAGTATATTAGCAGAGCAGGACGAACAGAAGCACTCACTATAGGATTAGCATTACAAACACCAAGTTCAACAGCGCAAGCCAGAGAAACATTAGCAAACATTAAACTACGTGCTCCTGCTCGATATTATACTCAGAACAGAATGGTTAATGGTGAAGATTATACAAATTTCCCATATACATTATACAGTTCAATTATTAAAAGTGCAGCCATTAATCGTAGTTCTATTGGGGTCTCTAAAAACTTAGACCTACTAGATCCTACAGGAAAATACTCCAGCACGAATTCATTTGCCAGTGATGGTGGTTTATATCAAAATAGTGATAACGGTAATTTGTTATTGACCATTACTAACACCGGCGATATCATTAAATTCTTAACAGACAATTTAGCGTTAGCATTAGCTGATAATAGAGCAAAACAATATTACCTACAAAACTATCCAAGATATGATATTGACACGGCTTCAGGAGACGGCACAGTATATTGGAACACAAGTACAGTAGATGCTAACAGTATTACTGGTTACTTCTATAATATTGATGGTTCAGCTAACACGCCCATTGCAACTGGTACGTACAATACACATAATATGAAGTATGTTACCAAGAGTGCTTTAATTAAAGTTACTGCACCTAACGGCGCATACTTTGATGAGAACAATCGATTAGTATATGGTATTGCAAGTGACAGTGATACATTATTCTATTGGACTACTGTATTAAGTGTTATCGGTGATGGTTACAATAACGGTGAAGGTAATTTCAGCAACGGCTCAGGTCCAGTTACATTAAATGGATATATTCCCACTGGAGCAATTATCACAGAAGTTATACCATCATTTGGTAATACACTTCCTACAGCAGTTATTAATGAATGTGTTATCAGAATGGAATTAAATCAAAGTTTCAGTTTATTGTTCAACAACTCATTGTTGATTACACAAGATCGTTGGAGTATTGATGCATACGATGCTACTGGGTGGTTTGTAAACTTTAATAGTGTGGGTAATAATAGATATCAAATTGCTTATAAATCGTTGCGTTATTATTTTGGTAGTGTTGCTGATACACGATTTTGGTATGAGAGTGGTAAACTAGTATATGATCCCTTTACTGGAAAAATATTAGCAGACTACGTTAAAGTATTACCTTCAAATACACAACCAACCAGTAATGCACCATTAGCAAGACCGGTACAAATGAATGTAATTGGACAAACTGTGGAGAGTGATGGTTATGTAAATGATTTTGAAGTTGAAGTTGCAAGTATAGATATAAACAATAATGAAATTGTTGTTGATCCTGACTTCTTTCAAACAGTAACTGGTTATGTAACTGGTTCTAGTAACACAGGTATCTACACATTCTTTGAATTAATCGAAGATGCAGTTAATTTATCACGCTACCAATTAATTGCCACTAGTAATGTAATATATCAGTATCCAACATTAACAAACATTGAAGTAATTAAATATGAATATCCATTAGGACAAGTATTTTATGCATACAGTGAAAATGTATTTTACACTACGGTGCAAGATACCAGTGTGACAACCCCTTATTATCTAGTAGTTGAACAACCACAATATAGTATGCAACCTGGTAGACAAGCAATATTATATCAGTATAGACATAACAGTAATAACACAACACGTATTGACCCTGCTACCACAAACATCATTGATTTGTATTTGGTAACGCAGGCATATTATACTGCTTACACAAATTGGATACAGGATACTACTGGTACTGTAACTAAACCAGATGTTCCTACAATCAATGAATTACAACAAGCATATGGTAATTTAGATGAGTACAAAATGTTAACAGATAGTATTATACCAAACAGTGTACGTTTTCTTCCTTTGTTTGGAACAAAAGCACCCGCACAATTGCAAGGTACAGTTAAAGTAATTAAATCACCATCAACAAATGCAAGTGACAGTGAAATACGTAGTGCAGTGTTATCTGCTATGAATAGCTATTTTAATATTAATAACTGGAGCTTTGGGGACACATTCTATTTCAGCGAATTGAGTGCATACTTACACGCACAGTTAGGTGATATTATAAGTTCAGTTGTTCTTGTACCAAATGATCCAACGATGAGCTTTGGTGATTTGTATGAAATCAAATCTGCACCTTATGAAATTTTTGTTAACGGGGCGACTGCAAATGACGTAGTAGTGATTGCGGCTTTAACTCCAGTGCAATTACAAATAAGATAAGTAAATAACAACTAGAGAGTTATAATGGCAGCACGAATTAGAACACTAAATTTTTTACCAGATATATTTCAGACACCTACTAATAGTCAATTTTTAGGTGCAACGCTGGATCAAATCGTTGACCAACCCAATACAATGAGAATTGAGGGGTATATTGGTAGTAAATTTGGTTATGGTATTAATGCCAAAGATAATTATGTAATCGAACCTACAAAAGTTCGCAGAGATTATCAATTAGATCCGGGCGTTGTATTCACAAAAACAAATACAAGCACAGCAAAAGATTTTATTAGTTATCCTGGTATTATAGATGCATTGAAATTAGAAGGTGCAGTAACAAATAACAACGATAGGTTATTCAACAGTGAATTTTATTCTTGGGATAGCTTTACTAATTTAGATAAAATAATTAACTTTAATCAGTACTATTGGTTGCCAACAGGTGCACCCTCAGTTAATATTTCAACTGATATTGTTTATAATGCAACAGACTATACCGTTGAAAGTTTACCTAATGGGTATAATATTTCTAGTGATGTTAATCCAGCCGGCACTACAAACCCTACATTAACATTAATTCGTGGTGGCACTTATACATTCACTGTAAATCAACCTACAGAATTTTGGATTCAAGGTAAGCCGGGTGTTACTGGATATGACCCACAACAACTTAATTTACAGACACGTGATGTATTGGGTGTGGAAAATAATGGTGCAACTGCAGGTGTTGTGATATTTACAGTCCCGTATAAAAATGCACAGGATGAGTATAACTTCCCCGGCAACAATTTAGTAGATGTTGTATCTACCACGCCATTCGATCAAATTAACGGCCAACTATTAAGTGATGTTGGAAATATTGACGGAGTAACAGGTCTTGAAGGTCTTACTGTTATGTTTTACAATACTGGCGTTGTAAATGAACAAGGATTTGTTTCTAAGTTTTATGATTCTACTTTATATGACCAAGATGATCCTGCGTTAGCTGATAATTTTGGAGACTTTGAAGGTGGAATCTATACTGATGTAGCTTCTACATTCTATACTATTACATATGAAGGATCTGTTACAGATCCTGTACTAAGATTAATACCTGCAAGTAATATTCCCACAAACGAAAAGATTATTGCAAACTATGGTACAGAATGGAAAGCACGAAACTTTTTTCGTAATATAAGCGGATCTATTAATCTTGTTCCTTATCTAAGTGCTATATTAGATACGTTATATTATCAAGATGGTACAAGTGCTAATAAAGTTGGTATCATTAGATTGATTGAAAGTAACTCAACTAATCAAATAGATATTACTGAGATATTAGGGCAAACACAGTATACAAGTCCAAATGGCGTAGTATTTACTAATGGTCTTAAAGTAAGTTTCAGTGGTGATATTTTTCCTACAAGTTATAAAGAAGGTGAATATTATGTAGAAGGTGTTGGTACTGCAATTGAATTACTAAACGTAGCAGACCTTATAACACCGGAACCCTTTACAGAAGGTGCATATACTCCTTTCGATTCATTACCGTATGATATTGGTAATTATGACACCACGCTGTATATTCCTGTATATCAAGATTATATTACAATTGCAAGAAATAGCATTGATAAAAATGCTTGGTCAAGAAGCAATCGTTGGTTCCACGTTGATGTTATCAATGCTACTGCATCATATAATAATGACCCTAGTATTGCAACAATATATGCAACACAGGAGAACAAAGCCAAACGTCCTATCATTGAGTTTTACCCTAACTTAAGATTATTTAATAACGGTGTTATTGGTAAAGATCCAATTGACTTCTTTGACGATAGAACAACTGACGCATTTACATATGTAGCCGGTCAAGAAAACTATTGGCCAGACGTTGAAGTATATACTGCATATAATGGAACTATCGCCGGTGTAACAGGAACAAGCACAACAATTACTATTCCTGCATCAGATGTTAATGGAACGTTTCAAGTTGGACAATATATAAGCGATACTACAAATGTTTTACCTAGAAATACTCAAATTACTACTATTACCGGTACAACAACATTAACACTTACTGTTACTTGGGATGACACCACAACGATACCAAGTACAATAAATTCATCACTAGTAGCAAATGATATATCAAACGATAATTATGCATTATATGATGGTGCAAGAATTGTATTTTCTACTGATACAAATGAAAATGTTAGAAACAAAATATATGTTGTGAGATTTTCTGATATACAAGGTACGGGATCATCTGTGATTACCCTCACTGAAGCAAGTGACGGATTAGTATTGCCATTAGAATGTACGTTTGCATTTAAAGGTTATAATAATCAAGGTAAGGATTTTTACTTTGATGGCATCGAATGGTTAATAGCACAACAAAAAACAACAGTTAACCAAGCACCATACTTTGATATATTCGACAATGATGGCATTAGCTTTGGTGACACTGATGTATATGTAGGAACATCATTTGCCGGTAATAAATTATTCAGCTATGGCATTGGCTCCGGAATTAAAGATATTGTACTAGGATTCCCGTTACGTTATAGTTCAGTTAATAACGTAGGTGATATCAGTTTTGACGTACCATTAAACAGTGCAACATTTAATTATGTAAGTGGCACTAATCCAATTACACAAAAAGTTAATACAGGCTATGTATATAATTACACATCTGGTACAACTGTTGTTAGACAATTGGGATGGCAAACTGCTGTGGCAGAAAGTCGTCAATATCAAATCTTTAGTTTTGATTACACAGGTGGCAGTGGAGTAAGTACATTCACTTGCGATATTGCAGCCGAAACTAATACTATATGGCCTAATATTCAGGTTTATGTTAACAATGTTTTACAACCATCAACAACATATACTTACACTATAGGAACAAATTCTACAGTTGTAAATTTTACTGTCCCTGATCCTTTAATTGACACAGTAATTGAAATTACATTATTAAGTGACCAAGTAAGCTTAACAGCATACTATCAAATACCTATTAATTTACAAAACAATCCATTCAATGATGATGTATCTGTTGTTAACGTAGGTGATATTCGTGGACAATATCAAAGTATTTTCTACAACAACCCAGATACAACTGGTGTCGTATTTGGATCAAATAACTATCGTGACTTGGGTAATCTTGTGCCGTGGGGCAATAAGATTATTCAGAACAGTGCAAGTTTAGCATTACCGGGATCATTGTTAAGAACACAAAATAATAATCTTATAAACTCATTACAATATAATAGTCAGCAGTACATTACTTTTAGGTCGTTATTAGTTTACACAATAGATAGAACTGCATATAATATATATCAGAACCCTGCAACTATTTTAGATGATGCATTAGACCAAATTACTCAAAACAAAACAGAATCAGAACCTTTCTTTTGGAGTGATATGTTGCCAAGTAAAGCGGCATATGCTACTAACACCTATACTTTTGCTAATTCACTAGATACCAGTATATACCCTTTAACAAGAATTTATGATTTTGATACTGCAAATTATTATGGTGTTTTGGTTTACTTGACTTCAACTGTTGATAACTTTACATCAACACAACAATTAATTGCTACACAAGATTATGCAGTAAGCACTGATACCCCATCATTAACTATTACCAAAGATTTATCGCCCGGTGATATTGTAACAATTAAAGAATACAATCAAACATTTGGAAGTTATGTTCCAAACACACCTACAAAATTAGGATTATATCCATCATTCATACCAGGTGTAGTATTGGATAGTACCTATTCTCAGCCTACGTATTTTATTCAAGGCCACGATGGCTCATATAATAAATTATATGGTGAGTATATCAATGGAAATTTAGTTGATTTTAGAGACCAGGCATTATTAGAATTTGAATCACGTGTTTATAATAATCTTAAATTAACAGATATAGTTCCTATTACTGAATATGATGTTATCCCTGGATTCTTTAGAACCACTGATTACTCATACGATGAAATTTTACAAATATACAGTCAGTATTTCTTAAATTGGGTTGGACAAAATCGTATTGAATATAAGAAACAATTTTATCAACCTAACAACCAGTTCAGTTATAACTATACTCAATCTGGTAACAGAATCAACGGGGAACCTATACCGCAAGGATTCTGGAGAGGTATATATGAATATTTCTATGATACAAGCACGCCAGATACTACACCTTGGGAAATGATTGGCTTTGCAAATCAACCAACCTGGTGGACTGATAGATATGGTGTCGCACCATATACAAGTGACAACTTAGTATTATGGGGAGATATGGCTGCCGGTATTAACTGGAACAACGGTGATCCAATTGTATTACCTGAGTTTATCAGAGAAGAATTGTTAAGTGTTATTCCAGTTGATAGCGCCGGTAATTTATTATCACCGTTTGATGCGGTAATGGGTAATTATAATTTCAGAACATTTAGAAATAACTGGGTTGTAGGAGATGTTGGTCCTGTTGAATTTTCATATCGTAGAAGTAGTAGTTGGCCATTTGATTTGATGAAGATTCTTGCGCTTACTAAGCCAGCTAAATTCTTTAACTTGGGATTTGATGTAGACAATTATAAGTTTAGTACAGAGTTCAATCAGTATCTAGTTAACAATCGTAACCACTTGGTGATTAGTGATGTTGCTATATATGGTTCTGGAACTCCCAAGACAAGTTACGTTAACTGGATTGTTGATTATGAAAAGCAAGTTGGTGTTAACGCTACACAAAATATTACAGACTTGTTTGATAATTTAGATGTAAGATTAATTTATAGATTAGCTGGATTTAGTGATAAGAGTTTGCTTGGGTTCTATGTTGAAAAGGGAACACCAAACAGTAGAAATGCGTCATTATTAATCCCTGATGAAAGTTATAGCGTAGTGTTATACGATAACGTACCTATCACTACTGTAATTTATAGTGGTGTTGTAGTGCAAAGTACTCCTAGTGGATGGAAAGTATTTGGTAACTCACAAGATACTGCATACTTTACTACAGTAACTCCCAAGATTAATGGTAATTATAATAAAGTCACTGTGGGTAACACTACGGTTCAACTAGCTAATGATTACACTGACACCAAAACTAACATAATTCCTTATGGCACTGAGTTTCTCGACTTACAATCACTAAGTCAATTTATTGCTAGCTATGGACAATACTTATTAACACAGGGTGTATTATTTGACCAAATTGAGTCTGGCATAGATGTTAACTGGCGCCAGATGGTTACTGAATTATTATACTGGGCACAGAGTGGATGGGAAACAGGAAGCATAGTTAACCTAAATCCAGCGGCTAATTTGATTACTATTAATAAAGATAGTCACGTAGTTCAACCATTGACATTACAAAGACAAAACTTTATATTAAATCAAAACTTTTATCCAATACAAAGTACTGATCTAGCCGTAACCCGTGACAGCACGTTTTTTAGCGCAACACCATTGAATGAGGGCGACACTGTTGCCTATGGTCAATTTAACATTAGTAATTTTGAACACGGTATTGTGTTTGACAATGTTACTGTATTCAATGATGTATTGTATAATTTAACAACTGGCTTAAGACAAAATCGCATCTTAACACGAGGAACAAAATCGGCTGATTGGAACGGTACAATTGACGCACAGGGCTTTATTCTTAACCAAGATAATATCGAAGAATGGAGTACTAATCAAAAATATACAAGAGGCAGTATTGTTAAGTATAAAAACAGATATTGGTTTGCACTAGAAGTATTAAATGCAAAAGAAATATTTGAGGAACAATATTGGAAAGAAACAGATTACAACGAAATTCAAAAAGGCCTATTACCAAATAGTTCAACTCGTTCATACGAAGCGACATTATTCTATGATACAAATAAAAGTAATTTAGACCAAGATAGTGATTTACTAAGTTGGTCATTGATTGGATATCGTCCTCGTGACTACTTAGCATTAGCAGATTTAACAGACATAACACAGGTTAATGTTTATAAAAACCTTATTAAAGAAAAAGGTACAAGAATTGCGGCAAATAGTTTTAAAGGATTAAACTTACCACAGGGTGGTATTGATTATGATGTATATGAAAACTGGGCTATAAAGACAGGTGAGTTTGGAGGTGTATTAAACAACAACTTTGTTGATTTCCGACTAAATCAAAATCAATTGACTGGTAATCCTAGTATTGTTGGATTAACAACAGGTATATATACTAATGGTGTCGAACAAGAAGTGCCGTTGTATTCAGTTTTTAATTACGGCAGACCTATAAATAATCCTAATATATTACCCACATTACCATCATACACCCCAAACAAAGTATTCCCGGATGCAGGATATGCTAATTTCAATGATGTTAAAATCTCATCATACTATTACAATGGATTGAATACTGCAACGACTCCATTATCACAATTATATGTGAATGAATACGTATGGTTAGCTGATTATAATAGCACTTGGCAAGTATATACTCCAACAAGTGCCGGACAAGTAATAGGTGCTATTAACAATTTAAATGGAACTGTTACGTTACAGTTTGCAACACCACACAATTTAACAAAATATCAACCATTTGCTATTGTTAATTTCAACAGTAACATTGATGGGTACAGAATTGCTGCCACAATAGTAGATACATTTAGAGTAACCATTCTATTAAATTTATTACCAGCATTAACAACAATCACCGGCCAAGGTGTTGCAATGAAGTTCTCATCACAACGAGTAACTACACCAAGCAATATTAATAATTTACCTTTACTTGATAGTGAATTTGTAAAGAACAAAGTTTGGGTTGATGAAAATGATGATGGTTCTTGGGCTGTATATCGCAAGAGTTTAAACTATATATATGAAGATGAATTACTAAAAACCAATTCACTGACATACGGTAGTGCAGTTGCACAAACAAGTAATTTAGGATATTTGATAAGTGATGCTGACACTGGTGTTGCCTATCGTTATAATTATAATGCGGTTTTTGATGCTTATAGTATTGTTCAGGAAATAACCAATGATACTTCTTTTGGTTCTACAATTGTGTACTCAGATAATTTATTTGTAATATCACAACCAACAGGCGCAACATATACTGATAGAAAAGTTTATATTTACAATTTAGTAATTGACAACTTAGTTAACGAATTACAAGAATATCAGGTTATTACTGCGCCTAGCACAGTAACTAATTGGGGTTCATCTATTGCAATGTCCGGTGACCAAAACTGGTTATATATTTCTGCTTATGAACAGAATTTAGTGTATGTATATCGTAAGTCTAACCCTGCTACATATTCTGCAGGAACATTTACTGTTGGTAAAACATATACTATAACTTCATTAGGAACTACTACACAATCTGAGTGGAATATTATTGCTGGTACTAATTTGGACCCAACTCCAACTGTGTATTCTGTTGGTAGCACCTTCATTTGTACAAATGCCGGTACTGGAACAGGAACTGCAATAGACGTTACATATATTCTATCTGAAACAATAACTGTTGCCGGATTAAGTGCAGGTGATAATTTTGGTTATTCTATATCTACTAACTATTATGGAAATATAGTAGCTGTAAGCGCACCGGAAAATGACACAGTTGTTGCAGATTTAGGAACAGCATACTCATTTGAAAGATTAGTACAAACGTTTGAGGCACCTTTTAATAGTTCTCCGTATGCACCTCAAACATTCAGTTTGATATTTACACCTGTTACAAAATCAAAAACAACATCAAGTATAACAAGCAACACTATCACATTGAATAATGTTACTGATTTGTTAGTTAATATGCCAGTAGTATTTACTGGTACGGTATATGGCAATATAGCATTGAATCAAGTTTATTATATTAAAACTATCGTAGGTTCTACGGTAACATTATCATTGACTAGAGGTGGAACAACAGTAACTTTATTAAACTCATCTGGTACTATGACATTAGTTGGTCAATATGAACCAATCTTTGTTAGCGTTAACGGAACACTTATTGATGATAATGAATACGGTGTTGTTGGAACAACTATTAATGTTTACCAATTATTAACTGCAGGTGATATCATTAATGTAAGTGGTTCTGAATTTGTATTAACACAAGAATTCACATCAGTTGATGCTAATCCTGAAGTTGGAACAAACTTTGGTTATAGCTTAGACGTAGACAATTATGCAAACGAATTATTAATTGGTGCACCATTTGAAATCAATAGTCAAAATGAAGAAGGTGCTGTCTATCGTTATACATACGGTGGAAGTAGTTATGGTATAGTTACTGGAACAACTGAATGTAATGTAACAGCAGCCACAACTATATTAGTCAACGGTTACGCAGTATTAATTCCTGCAGGTAATGCAACATCCGCAGCCAATGCAATTACTTCTACAAATATTACAAATGTTACTGCATCCGCTGTAAATAATATTCTAACCATTCAGGTTCTCAGTATAGATTTAGCATATATAAATGCTAAGTTAACAGTATCAGTTTTAGATGCTGCCGTATTAGACCAATTGGGTATTCAGTTATATACTCAAACTCAATTAATTAATGATCCGCATAGTCAAGGTAGAACACAATTTGGTTCTACTATCAAATTTAATTCAAGTGGTTCATTTGTAGTAAGTGCACCTGCATCAGCACGTTATGCAGAAACAACGTTTGATGCAAGTGATGATGAAAACTATGATAATGATACATTGTTTGATAATAATACAACACAATTCATAGATAGTTTTGTTAATGCAGGCGCGGTATATATGTATGATTACTTGCCTGTCTACAATGAAAATGTAAATAATTCTGGTGCATATGTGTATGCTCAAAGCGTTAACGCATTGAATGAAGATTATGGTAGTCAACCATATTATGGCACTAGCTTAGATTTTAATAATAACAGTGTCATCATTGGTACACCTAACTTCAGACCAAATTACAACAATGGTCAAGTAATAATTTATAACAATAGTGTAGGTGAAGCTGATTGGACAGTGTATCGCAATTCTGCACCAATCGTTGATACTGATGCTATACAAAATGTTCAGTTATACAGTGTATCAACTAACAACACATTAGACAATTTAGATTACATTGATCCGTTACAAGGTAAATTACTAGGAGCGGTACGTGAGAATTTAGATATAGTATCTAACAGTGACCCTGCAAACTATAATGCACCAAATGCGTCAAACAGTGGGTCAACTGTTTGGGGTCCGGCACAGTTAGGTAAGTTATGGTTTGATACAAGTACAACACGATTTGTAAACTATCATCAAAGTGATGATGTTGTTTATAATAGTAAATGGTGGGGCAGAGTGTTCCCTGGTAGTGATGTTAAAGTATACAGCTGGGTAACTAGTGATGTTGTACCAATATTATATCAAGGTCCTGGCACACCACGTAGCATTGATGACTATGCAATCGAATACAGATTGAATAGCACCGGAGCTCTTGTTCCTGTATATTACTATTGGGTAAGAAATACTAACTTAGTGTTTACTCAAATAGGAAAAACATTATCAGATACAATATGTGAATCATATATTGCTACACCGTTGTCTACTGGCATTTCATATATGGCAGCAATACAACCAAATGTATTTGGTTTATATAATTGCAGTAGTAATATTAATGCAACTGATACTGCATTGCATATTGGATTTGCTACTGGCACAAATGATGATGTTTCACACAGTGTTTATAGTTTGATACGTTCAAACTATGCTGATGATTTCTTACCAGGACTACCTGGCATAGGTGATACAGTAGTACCAGAATCATTGTACAACAGAATGCTTGAAAGCTTCAGCGGTGTTAATCAAACCGGTGCTGTTGTTCCTGATCCATTCTTACCTAAACCAGTACAAAGTGGTATATTAGTACGCCCTCGTCAAAGTTTCTTCTATAACAGATTCAAAGCATTAGAAAACTATTTGCAATTCTATAATACAGTATTAGCACAGTATCCATTAGCTGAAACAAGCAGTTTGAAATTCTTATTCACAGAGGGTGCTGTTAATCCTTCTACAGTTGATAATCCAAATTGGCCTGGTGCACCAGAATTATTCTACAATACACAAGACTATTGGGAATTAATTAACTGGTGGGCACCTGGTTATAATGATAATACTAAATCTGCTATGCTTGTGGAATCATATTATGATTTAGCTCCTATCAATGCTCAACTTGGACTAATTGTTACTGTTAATAAAAACGGTGATGGATTGCAAGAAACATATGTATTCGATGGCATCGAATGGGTTCGTATTGGATTGCAAAATGGTACAATACAATTTAGTAGCTCATTGTGGGATTATGCAGAAGCACGAATAGGATTTGGTGATAACTTTTTTGATACGACACCTTTTGATACGTTCCCGAGTGAGGAAACACGCAGTATCATTCGTGCAGTAAACGAAGAACTACCTAGCAATTTATTATTGTATAGAAATGAATCATTGATTTTAATGTTCCAGTATATTGTTAGCGAAACAATTGAGAGTCAAAATTATCTACCGTGGTTGAATAAAACTTCATTCATAGATGTTGCACATACTATACGTGAATTATTACCATTAGAAGTATTCCAAAGTGATAATCAGGAATTCTTGTCAGGTTACTTGAATGAAGCTAAACCCTTCCACGTAGTCATCAAAGACTTTTTGTTTAAATATACCGGTACTGATGTGTATGAAGGTGAAATAACTGATTTTGATTTACCTGCACAGTATAACACACAATATCAACAGTACATTACCCCTGAGTTAGTGTACGCTAATCCAAGTAGTGTCAATCAATACTTACCAACTGATCCTATCTGGCAAACTCAGCCATATGTAAACTGGTTTAACAATCAGGGCCTAAGTATTACTGGTGTAAATAATTATCCTATCACTATCTTAACATCATATCTTACACTGAATAGCATATCACTGGTGGTTGATAATGTATTTGGCTTCCCAACTACAGGTGTTATATTAATAGGTGAAGAGGAAATTGCATACAGCAGTGTAGACAGAGCATATAGTACACTAAGTGGGTTAACTCGTGGAGTTAATGGTACTACTATAACAAATCATCTTCCTGGTGAACAAATTATAATTGATTTACCTCCTGTATTACTATTGAATGGTGGTAGAGGTTATGCTGAACCACCAAAAGTCATTGCATACATTGATACCACTATATATCCAGCACCAAGACGTGCGGCTATATTACAACCAGTAATGAACTTAGATACAATCTTACGAATTGACGTAGTTGATCCAGGTGAAGGTTATCAAGTGTTGCCAGAAATACGTATTGATCCTAGTGAAATAGTAACTTTTGCTAGCACAGATATTGATTTGTTAACTAATACAATTACATTACAAACACAATTTGTTCAGACAGGTGACCTAATACAATATTATGTAGGTGATAATACAACACCAGTTGGTGGATTAGATGATGGTCAATATTATTATCTGGCAGTATTAGAAAATACTCCATTTTATGTTGTTGCATTGTACACTAATTATGCAGATGCATTGCAAGACCACGATAGAGTTGTGTTTACTAGTACTGGAACAGGAAGCAATAATAAAATTGCGGTAAGTGCTAGAGCAAGCTGTGTATCAACATCTATACCAATTAGAGAAAACATCATAACATTGCGATTTGATAGAACTACATATGATTCTCAAGTAACTGAATGGGCCCCTGATAATTTCTATGGTAGTTTCTATGCTGGATTATTTAATAACAGCACTCGAATTGCTAGTTCTGCTATTACACTAGAACAAACTCAACCACCAGTTGATGATATTTTAGCAAGCGCACAAGGTGCAACATTTGAAATACAAGATGTTACAAATAATCAGGTTCTTACTTGGTCATCATTTATTCGTAGTGTAGGTCAAACTGTAGCGGCAAATGATGCAGTAAGATTAACTTATTCAAGCACTGAACCTAACGCTTCTGGCTCAACTATTGGTTTTTACGTGGGTATGCCAGTTAAATTTACCGGGGCTGTAGGTCCTATAATTACAAATAACACAACTTACTATGTAGCTGAGGTTATAAATGAAAGTGATTTCTCTATATCAACTACACTAGGTGGCTCAGTACTACCATTAACTGACTATACAGTTACCGCAGCCGGATTGTCTTGCTACGCCGGCGAAGTAACTAATACAGCTATTGTTACAATTGCATATCCCGGTATATTAGATGTAACTGTAACTGCGCTAACATCAAACTTTATAACAACTCCTACATTGCCAACAGGTACTGCAGGAACTAGTGGATTCTATGTTGGTCTACCTGTATACTTTGTTGGAAATGTATTTGGTGGCATCATTGAAAATGAAACCTACTATATCATAACTGTTATAGATAGTGAAACATTTACTATATCAACAGAAACTGATCCGTTAATATTAACAGCAACTAATACTTTTGTAACTAACAACTTAGTAACTGTTGGGTCTACGTTAGAATTAAGTGTAAATGATCCAATAATCTTTACTGGAACTATGTTTGGTAATCTTCTTGCAGGACAAATTTATTATGTTGCAAGCATTTATAATGGTACACAAATTACCTTATCATCTACTATTAACGGACCTGTCGTAACACAAGCTGACGACTCAGGTAGTTGTACATTAACCAGTCAAACTACTTCGGTACAGTTAACAACTGCAACAGGTTCAATGACGATGAATGTTGGGTTACCGGTAAGTCCAGGACAAGTTACTGGTCAATTGTTCACATTCTATCCAACAGTAGCTTTGGTGAATAATGATATAACTAATATACCACCAACACTTCCGGTTACCGGTGTTAATGGTAACTTAGTAACAAGAGATACGGTGGCCGCTACAAGCAATGGCGATTATTTATATTTGAGATATCTAAGCGGTGGACTAACAAACATATACAACAACTTACCGTTTGTATTGTCTGAAGATATTGGTGGGTTGACTGCAGGGGACAAATATTATGTAGTATCTAATGGATCACTGAGTGTAGAAGTAATTAGTTCATCTTCTTCAACAAATGAATATACAACGACAGTGGGTCTACAGCCAGGAACAACTGGGTTCTATATTGGTATGCCAATATCATTCTCTGGCGCAGTGTTTGGTAATGTAGAAGCATTGGTAACATATTTTATTAATAGTTATGATTTGGGTGGAAACGCATTTATTATTACTGATGCATTAGGTGGGGTATTTGTTGATGATATTGTTTTAGGAGATGTATATACTATCTATTCATTGGGGTCAACAACGCAACTTCAATGGAATACGATTGCAGGAACATCATCGATTGTCTATACAGTGGGAGATAGATTTACGGCAGCCGCAGTCGGTTTAGGAACAGGTAGAGTATCTGCTGACTTAGTATTATCTACTGACAATGGTCAAATGACATTAACCGGGGATGATCCTTACATCACATTGAGCATAAGTTCAGGTGGTAGTGTTGAACCAATTACGGTTGATGAAATATTAGAAGTTACATTTATACAAGACCCTGATACAAGTTCACCACCAACATTCAACGTTGGTAAGAAATTAGGTGGCTACTCTATTGATATTATTACTTCAGGTTCAGGATATACTTTTGATAATACTATCACTATTTCCGGAGCTGATTTGGGTGGAACAAGTCCATTAAATGATTTGGTATTAACAGTCAGTGCTATTGATGTTATTGTTCCAAATACTAATCCTAATTATAATTTCTTATTACCAGTAGAGTCAGACGGAAATGTTACAGGCGTAATTGGTTCTGGTACTCCTGCAGGCATAGTACATCAATATTACTTGAAAGTAATTTCTGCAACACAATGTGAAGTATATGCTAATCCTTTATTGACCGTACCGGTAAATGGTATTGTATTAGAAACTGAATATACATTGGGCGATTATGTATTCTTACCAGAACCATTCTACTTTAATCAAAGTATTGTTAAGTATAACAACCAAGTATGGCAATGTATCATCAGCAACAACGATACTGATTTTATATTAGGTAAGTGGGAATTATTAAATAGTGATAGCAGAAAACTTAACGAGTTAGACCGTATCATAGGTTACTACGCTCCTACAGTTAACATGCCTGGGGTAGACTTAACACAATTAATCAATGGTATTACTTATCCAAATAGCACATACTTAGACAATGCCTTCGCACCAGAAGACCAATATACATTAGATACTATTTTACAAGACCAACCGTTCTATCCGGTAAGTGTTGACACTGTTGCTATTTCTTGGAATGGCACAATCTACGTTGCGGCAGCAAATACACCTGAATACACCGCATCATTGTTAAGTGAGACTGCATCTATTTGGTCAATAAACAAATTGGTAAATATTCCGGTTAATGCTTCTGATATAATATATGCTAATGGATTGTTTGTAATAGTTTGTGAAAATGCAACTACACCTATTTACACAAGTATCGATGGCATAACATTTACCACTGCTGGTGGCGCCTTCACACCCTATGATGCTATACCCTATGCCATAAATAATTATGATTTGACCTTATTAAGTGTGGAATCTACCTCACTATCAAGTGTTGCGTATGGAGGAAACGTTTGGATTGCAGTAGGAGAAAACATTGTATTATCGACTGATACATTCTCTTGGGCACAAGTAGATTCATTTACAAATGGATTGGTAAATAATTTAAACGGAGTGACGTATGTAAACATACCTAGCTATGTAGGTTTTGTATCTGTCGGTAATGGTCAAGAGATAATATCCGGATCTACACAAGGTGTAAGTGTTATTAAAATCAGTTATGATGGATATGTTTGGACTACACTTCCTATTGTATCATACAAAGGATTTAACGGTGTTACTTCAAGTAGTTCAATGATTGTTGCTGTAGGTGATGATGGTGTAATATATACATCATTGAATGGCACTAATTGGTCTGGCGTAAACGAATCTAACATTATTAGTGTGAACGCTAGCACTAACGTTGTCAACGTAGGTAGTACTACTGGGTTCCAAGTAGGAGACACCGTAAGATTTACGCAATCTTTTAATGTTATTAGTTCTGGTACAAGTTATACTATTGGTGCTATACCATCGTCAACTCAAGTGGAACTAACATCAGTTACATTGAATTCAACTAATCCACCTTCAACTACATTTATGTACATCTACCCAACAGGTGTTACATTAAATGATGTGTTGTTTGCTAACTCATTGTTTATGGCTGTAGGTAACACAGGTACTATTATAACTTCATCAGATGGTTATACTTGGACTGATGTTTCAGCCCCGCTAGTCACAACTGAAAATCTTAATGGTATAACATATAACAGTGATGATGGTGAATGGATAGTAGTCGGTGATAATAACGCCATCATTACAAGTACCAATGGAAATACTTGGACTAGATCATCAGTGTTTGAAACAGATCCTACAGTATACGATGTACAAGGTGATGCATTTACAGCCGGCTACGGTCCGGAAGAATTAGTTCCTGGTGTAGTAACTGATAACTTAACAATGATTGTTACAACAAGACCGGGAACTGACTGGGATACATCAATATACGGACACGCTGGTTACAATGTTGTTTCTACTGAGTTCGTTCCGGACTCTGGACAAACAGAGTTCTCATTTGACGGTATCGTAGAGAACCCAGCAAATATGTCATTGTTTGACATTACAACTGCAACTAATACAAGCGTGAGAATTTATGACTTCACAGTTGATTGGGTTAACAAAGTAGTCACTATTGGTACAGCATTAGTAGTAGACCATACATTAAGATTAGATTTATATGAAGTAGGTAATGGTAATCAATTAGTTAAAGCTAATTCACAGACTATACCGTTCGTTGATAATGAATCAACTGGTTTTGTTGAGATGCCATTGAATTGTAATTATTCTGCTAATAGATTTAATGGATCTGGAGTGATTAGACCAAACACTGATCCTAAGTTTGTTAATGCGATTGAGACTGATGCGCTAGACAATGGTATCGTGTGTGAGTCAGTAGCTTATTTTGCAGTGAACTCACCTATATCATTCCAAGGTGATGTGTTTGGTGGAATAGTAGCCGAAACAACATATTGGATTAAGACAATAAGTTATGTAACTAACAAGATAACTATATCTGCATCTGTATCAGGTGGTATAGCAGGCCCCACGTTCGATGTGACCTCTGACACAGGAATAATGCTTGTAAACATCCAATCAACAAATGGATTAGTTTGGACAGATCCTATCGTTATTCATAACGGTACAAATTTAGTATTGGGCGAACAAGGTATTATATCAGAAACAAAGAGTGGAACAAATACTGTTGTAGTTAATACAACAGACCATTATGATGTTGGCGATACAGTAGTTTTCAGCGATGCAATAGATACAGGAACATTTATTTCTTGTGGACTAACATCACAAACAATTTATTATATTACGTCTATTATTGGTAATGAGTTTACGGTGTCATTAACCTCAGGTGGCTCTAATGTAATATTAACCAACGCAACAGGTATAGCGTTGTGTGTTACAAATGACTACGCAATAGCTATTGCAGATGAGGGGATAACTGCTAAACTTGTTTTTGCTAATCAATACACTCAGGCAACTGATTTTGTTGTATTATCTATATTTGGTGAGACAGCTCCAATTCAATATGGATACACTGTTCCAGAAGTAGAAGTATTTGATTCTGCAGGTCTTACTGAATTTACCTTAGCTAATTATGTAGGTGGCGATAATGCCAAAGATGCAATTGTTGAATATAATGGATATCGTATAGTAGAAGCGTCAGATTATAGTATCGATTTTAATACGCAAACTTTAAATTTAAACTTTATACCAGCGGCAAATAGCACAGTAGCGGTCACTAGCTATAATTTAACTGATAGACAATATCTACATACTACATATGGTGGAACCTTCTCTGGATCAACCACTAATTCTTTTTATATAGGTAACACAACACATACGCCGGGATTTGATGCAGAGTTAGTAGTAGGAGAATTGATTGTAGGTACTGATTATGTTATTACTGATTTAGGGACTACGACACAAACAGACTGGAACATAATTGCCGGAACAAGTGCTGTTGTATATGTTGTTGGTGATGTAATTACTTGTGCAGACGCAGGTGTAGGTATGGGTGATGGTATCG